TCGAGTTTCCCCAAAAAGTCTTACCGCGAGGAAGCTGATACGATGCAAATGGTGTCGGTGGTGGTGGAGCTAGGTTTGTTCCTAGAGCAAGCATCGGGGCCGCGATTTGAGTTAGAACGGCCTCCTGATTGTATGGAATACCATCGCCGCCAATAGATTTATTGACGACCGCATAGTTGTAAGCCAAATCGCCATCACCGCAATTTAGATCAACGAAGGTGTCTAGCTGGCTCTCAATGCCTATGATCACCTGCTTTATGTTGCCCCTAAATATAACCCCGAAATTTGAATCATATCCAGCTTGCAAAATGACCCGTCCACGAGTTGTTGAGATCAATCCTGTCGGAGAGAAGTTCTGCTTGATATAGTTAGCAGTCTCAAGGCTCAAGTTATAGACGCGGATATCTGCTGAGTTTGGAGTTTGATTGCTAGATTTCTTCGTTACGAACTTACATCTGAGTGGTGAGAGATCAATGCCATTCAAATCAGATCCGAATATGACGAGACTGAAGTTTCTTTTGAACTGCTGATTTGTTGGCGGGACCGTGACCGCACCTAGGCTACCCGCCATTATTGCCAACGCTAGTTTGAAAATATAGATTCGAATCAGATCCAAGATTTGTGAATGTTGGAACAGCAGTAGGATCACCACTCGTGAATGCAATGAGTGATCCTTGGATTCCAAGATACTCAAGTCCTGACAGACAATCGGCACCCGTGATCAAAGGAATATTGCATGCAAGCGGATTGTTGTTGCTGTCAGAAATATCAAGAGCCCAGCCGGCATAGTTTCCATCTGAGTCCTGAGCATTATTCCATTTGCATGTCATGTTGTATGATATGCCAGCAAGATTAATCGTGAACATCTGAGGTGTTGACACAAGTGGAATCAGGTAATTGCTAATGCTCATGGTGTTGGTCCTTGAACTCCAGGACCACCAACCAAATTAAGGAGAGCTGATTTTTGACCACCGTTTTGAGTCGCTTGAGTTGCTGCTGCGTTTTTCTGGTTTGAAGGATCAACCTGCACTGTCGATAGTGGCACAATAATTATTGATTGATATGTCGCGTGAATAGACAAGCAATTCTCTGTCAATTTATCTGTGGTCTGAGTGAGAACCCCAAGAAGCATATTTCTGTAGATTCTCTTTGGCGTCACAATGTCAAATGGTATGGCGCTTGCTTGAAGTGTTAAGAACTGCTGATACATTTTTGTGAGAGAAACATTTGAATTATATGCGTAAAGAATTGTGTGCGAAAATGATGTCGGCTCAAGGTACGCATGATCTGTGATCGATGCGCCTTGTTGTATCGGTTGCTTGGTGATCGTCAAAGTATCGGTCGTGACTTCATTCACAATGACCGTGACTGCGATCGTACCGATCATTCTCTTTGGCTGAATCAAGATATTCTGAAGTGGTTGCGATAGAAAACTCAAGCGATTGCTCCCTTAAGATTTCTAACGAAGTCACGATTCACACCTTGTTGCTCATATGCCGATGCTCTTGCTGTTCCGGCAGAATCAGGTGTCCCAGAAATATTTATTGATGTCTGCATGTTGGCATTGATATTTGACGTGTTACCACCACCGGACCCTAATGGGTTGCTCAACGGCGAATTTAGCGCATTCAACTGATTGTTGAGATTAAATCCAGAGTTGCTCGCACCATTATCCCCACCCTTGAATAGGTCAAAGAACCATTTGTCAACTTTGTCTCTGAAATTCAGGATGTCATTAAAGATCTTTCCACCTAATTTGCGAGCAATTGAATCAATAGCAGCATCAATTCTTAAAAAGGCATCAGCAATCTTTCCAAGATCAGATATGAGACCGCCACAGTTTCCTTTGAATATATCTGAAAATGCTCTGCCGATCTGAATCGCAAGGTCCCTGATCGATGTCAGTATGACGGCAACTTGATCGAGAACAGGAATCAGCGGCGCCCAATTAAAGAATGACTTTCCGCCCTCTTTAAAGGTCTTGAAGTCATCGTATAGAGCAAGGATTGCCAAAAACCCAGTAAGCAAGGCTCCGAGAGGTGTTGCGATGAAAGATAGGTTCAATAGTTTCCACGCAGCCACAAGACCTAATACGATCGTAGACCAACCATTTGTTGCCTTATCAAGCTCAATGAAGAAGTCATAGACTCTGGTAAATATTGACCATAGTCGCAATCCTAATTGAGTTACGGACTCAAGGGCTTTGAAAGTGAACTTCACCAAATGCTCAAGGGCATTGATGATATATGGCATGTTCTGGTAGAGCTTTTTGCGGAATGCGTCTGACTGCTTTGTCAGCAAACCAAAGAATTTTGAACCAACTGATTTATAAATGGCTTCGAGTGCAAACTTGGTCTTCTCAAATGAAAAGTTCAACTTCAATGATTCGGCTATAGTCTTTCGAATATTTATTCCAGCCGCAGAATAGGCCTTGAGCAGCTCATTTCTCAGAAGAATCGCTTTGCTCACGGCGGGCGCAATGAGATGGTATTCGTATCCCATTTGCTCAAAACCTTCAGAGATTTTGCTGAACGCAAATACCATGCTGCCGGCAAATGCATTGATTGTGGTATAAAGCGCGGTGATTCGAATGGCTGCTGTGGCTATGTTTTTATTGAATACGGCCAGGGATGATTCATCAACGTCAAAACCAAGTCCAACTAAGAATGACTTTATGATTTCGCCGCTTGCCATTTATCCCTCGTTAGCTTTTCTAAACCTTCGCTCGTTCTCCATCTTGACATCCAGTGCGCTATTCATTCGCGCGACATCTTCTAGGTCAAGAGTACCATCCTTTAAAGATTCATACCGGCACATGCCTTCAAGTGCTGGCCTGATTAACCAGTCTTCATTGTCGGTCATAGAGAGCCAACGCATCTCAGATTTTGTCGATACTCCGCCGCCACTGATTAACGTCGGAGAGAAGCGAAAAAACCTGACAGATTGTACATCAGCGCTCGTCCCGCTGCTTGTAGCAGCATTGGCAATTCCAGATCCTGCATCATGAGCATTGCGTTTCCGTCCGGACCAATGACCGCGATACGCGCCCAACTGTTTGATGCTGGCTGTTTCACCTCCACGGCAGATAGCAATCGGTACAGAACATAGTCAGAATCGGCGTCAGAAAGCTTTGAGATACCCGCCATGAACGGGGTTGCGATGCGGGCAAACTCCTCAAGCTTCTGCTCTTCAGTCATAGAGTCAGAATTTACCTTGCTGATTCCCTTCATCGCCGGCACGAGCTCGGCCAAGATTGGTCCGATCCTTCGTGCTACGTGAAACTGCTTCATTGCGTCGATTTTATTTAACTTAAATTCCCTGCCACCGATTTCAAAACTACGGTCGTCGCTCATCCTGATTCCTTGTTAGGTTGTGATTCCAACACCAAGAATAGTGTTAATCGCCAGACTGTCAAACGTCCATTCGATCATTGGACCCGCTTTGTCATAAACGATTTCCGGCTTTTTCTTGAATGCACAACTCTGACAGGTACTCAAATCAAGGCGAAACGTGTCGGCAACCGTGATCAAGTTCTGACCCCACAAAGAGCTCGATGCTGACTGTAGGTCATACATGATCTGAAGGAATCCGTTGATCGGAGCAGTCTTTAGATACCGAAATGTTACGATACCAGCATTGCTCGCGATCAATGTATGCTGACCACGGCCGTCGGCGCCGATGATCATCGAGTTTTTGTCTTCAGTTGGTGCAATCGTGATGCCTTCTTCGGCAACGGCAGCGCCTGATCCTAGGTTGAGAGCTCCGCCAGGACCTGCAATCGCAGCAACCACATTTAGAAAACTATACGACGACATGTGAGCTCCTTATTATTGATTAACTGTCACGAGTACATCAGCCGTTTGGAATGCGCCGGCAAGCTTCAAAGCGATCTGAATTGGAGGAGCTTTTCGTGTTGCTCGATCCGATTCTGACTGAGTGTTTACCGATGGCGCATAGACATAGAAACCTTGAGTCAAGTATTGACCAGTTTGCAATGTTCCAAATGTTGCAGTCGAGTTCCAAACTCCAGGAGCCGCAAGCCCATTGTAAACTGCACCACCCGGTTGGCTTCCGCAAACGCTTGCGCATGCATTGGTAAATTGATTTAAGCCAGGATCAGTCTGCGGAATCTTGGTTGGAGCCGTGTAAAGCACATTGTAGACCGCAGTCTGCACAGCGTTTTGGAACCAATCAAGGCCATGGATCTCGTCAAAGAAAGTTCCGCTGCTCATGCAACCAGTTTGAAGGATGCTTGTCGAATTATCGTAGGAGGCAAAGACGTTACAGTTCTTGGAAGCCAAAACATCGGCCTGACCCTCTTGAAGATTCTCAGCAGTAACTCCAGGCTCCTGCTTGTACATGAGCTCGATTGTCGAATTCTGGGCAGTGAAATCAACCGTGAAAGCTCTGCCAAACATTGAAGCAATCGCATATGCAGACGTGCTGCTGTATTGAATGCATGACTGGTTATATCCAGCACCACTCATGAGGCTTGCAAGATCATTCATGACTAAAGCACTCAAAGTGTTTGGATCTTGAGTCGTAACACCGTAGATCCTCTTGAGAGTCAATGCCTCAACGTAAGAGCTTACAGCCAAGCTTTGAGCGGTAGTGACTGTGGCAGTAGACGCAAACATGATTCCATACCATTGAGACGATAGGCTTTGAAGGGCCGTAACGCACTGTACAGGCGTTTCAGAAGCGTAGCCATTTGCAAGACCCTGGCTTGTTGCAGAGGTCATTCCAAGCAGGCTCGAGATGTCCGTTCCCGACGCCGGAGCAACTGCGTAGCCAACCGATGACGGCATTGTTCCGCCAGAAAGATCAGCACCAGAGACTGACAATGCAGAACTTGATTTTGCAAGAGTGAACGAGTTTCCGCCTGTTCCTGCTACTTTATATAGCAAAGTGATCACAAGGCCAGTCGACGTATATGTGCACTCATCGATATTGCTATCGTTTGATGCCTGCAAGAAGGCCAATAGGTTTGCAAGTGTGATTGCGCTACTCGAGCCAATGACAACCTGATTGCCAACCGGGCTAGATGCAACGAATGTCACGGCTGTTCCACCAATGGTCACAGTATCGTTTGCAGCAGGATTTCCAGTGAAAGTGATTGTGCCAGTTGCCGCAGCACCCGCACCAGTTGAGTTGCTGGTGATTTGAAAAGCAGATCCATTCCAAGTACAGACAGCGCCAAGGCTTGCGCCCGAAAGACCAGTGGTGATGACAGATGCCACGCCATTGAGATTTGTCACAGATGAAAAATTAAGACTGGTGACTGCGGTCAATGATCCGCCATCGATTGCAATCTTAAATCCTCCACTGGTGATCCCTGTCCATGTCGATATTGCTTGTGCGGCAGGTGTTTGGATCTCACCAAGATTGAATCCAGATGTTGCAGCAGACAACCACCTGCCCATCATTGCGCTTGATGGCTGTGGAACTTGAGAGAAGTATAATTCAGCAGCCAAATATTCTGGAGCAGTCGAGCTGTACCCGAGGGCTGCTACTGCTTCAATGCTATTCACTGGAACAAATCTTTGAAGACCACTGATGACGTTTGAATCTCCAGCAATCATCAGAGTTCCAAACGAACGACCGATTGCACCTGCTGGGCTGATATTTACTGTTACTTGTACAAGTCTGCTTACCGATAACATTTAAAACCCCCTGAGTGCGCAATGGAATGTTCGAGCTGCTACTTCAGTTTCATTTGAAACAATTTTAAAATAATTCACACCTTGAAAATCTTGCGGATTGATTGCCTGGAAAGTGGCCTCAGTCACAGTGTATGACAACAGTGTCCCGGTTGTTGTGTTAAATAATGGCTGATAAGTTACGCCATCTGCACTTGCCAAGAATGAAATCGCTGTGCCAGTCAAAACGGCAGGAAGCTGAATACCGCAAAGAACAAAGCCCCCACAATCGACAGCAGGACTAGTAGTAGTGCTGATCGCAATCGTGACCGCCTGTGCCGGATTGAAATTACCTTGGTATCCTGTTTCATAAAGCATCTTTAACTCCCTGCCGAAAACGTTTCTTGATAATTCGTATTTGAGGCCGTTTGCGAATAAATTATTCCGGTTGCAGAGACAAAATTTAAGATAGGATAGCTGCGCTGCACTTGTCTGCGCAAGAAGATCTCTGTCACATAGCGATCAATCCAACGCTCGTTGAAGAAATCTGGAATATGACGTGCTGGACTATCGTACGCAAACACCATATTCGCCGTGAGTAGTGATTTAAGATTCTGCTGAATCTGGAAGCCATCACGAATCAAAGTTATATTGCTCATCGCATTAGGACCGTATACAGAGCAAGTGATCGTCAATTCTTCCTGGCGCTGCAAAATTGGATTGTTGTCAGAGTCAAAGCCAATAAAAGCATTGGAATCAGGATCTACATTGGCTATTCCAAATGCCATCCAATCGACTGTTAGGTCTGGCTGTTTCGGTGGTTCAACTTGCCACATGGGCCGCACAAGGCTTCCTGGAAAATCTGAGATACCGACAAAGACCGTTTGAATGAACTGCACCAAGGTCAAATTTGGAGGTATGGTCTGTAGTCCTGGAACAAGTGGTGCTGGTATTAGAAAACCACCGGTTGCTGAAGTATTGCTCATGACGGAACCTCCGCCACGCACGCACCCTCCGAATATCCCTGACCCCAAGCCGACCAATCATTTACCGTCATAACCTGAAACCTGCAGCCATTGAAAACCAGAATGTCAGAGTATTTCCCTGGCGAGGTAGCCTTAATGACTCCCTTGATCCAGAAGGTCATCATGTTTGCAACACGCATGCTCTCAGGTATTTTAAAGATCTCGCGGCCCGAAATCGGCTGAATTGAGCCAAATGTATCATTGCAGCATTCTGTCAAAATGTTCTGGCCGAGGCCGTCGACTTGAGTCACCCGGGTGATTTGTTGCATAGGACCCACGAAGTCGGGATCTCCCAGCAGTTCGGTGACATCCACGAGAGACATTATGTCTCACCTTTTACGACGTAAGTGATTGCATTTCTCATCTGTCCAGTGACGATCAAAGCTTTTTGACCGCGAAATGGTGTTGGCTTTCTGCGAAGGCGCGCAAGCAATGTCGCCTCAGCTGGCCCGTCGATGCCGTCTTGATCGTTGATTACTTTTTTGACTGAGTTTGAGGCAATGATACCAGCTCTATTGTAATAGATATCGAGAGCATTCAAGCCGACCTTGAAGGCATTGATGACAGCTTTTTTATACTGCTCAGCGATCTCGTTCTGTGCTCTTCGAATCCCTATGGCCATTACCGGCCGAGGTGGAATGTTGTTTGCTGTGGATCCAAATTCGTTGATTGCAAGCAAAGCAGCATTAGTGATCGGTTGAGGCGAGTCATCATCTGTCTTTTTTCGTGCGGTGTCTTCTTCGGGAATGCCAATTAAAACAGCATCATTCTTGAATTTCTTGATGATGTCGTTGAACTCTTTGGTCATGTCTTTGTTGATGGTGATTGTGGGCTTCATAGCTGAATCGCCCTACAGCCAAAGATTTTTATCAACCGGTTGAGCTGAATGCCGTAGGTTGTGCGGTTCCAGTAGCCACCATCTTTTTCGGTGGTCGTGGGAGCATCGTATCCGACAGTGGCTGATCCGACGGTCTTGGTGTTGGCTATTCCGCCACTCACACCTGGAGTTCCATTGGCTGTCGCCGCTTTTTGATTGATGCCCGCGATGGTTATTTCGTGAGCAACATACAAATTGACGGCTTGAATCCATGCAGTGCCCCAGGTTTGTTGAGGCAGTTGCATTTCCGCTAGACCTACCCAAAATTCTATCTGAGCAGTTGTGTAAACCGCTTCATTTGCGAATTCTGGGAAATTTCTGCGGAACAATGGGACATTCACTCAAGCCTTTTCCTTTGTTTTCTTTTTCTCTTTTTCCTTCTCATCGTTCTCAACATCTAGCTTGGCTCGCGCCTTAGCATTTGCTTCCAACTGCTTTTCGATCCTGGCAGCCAATCGCAAATTTCGCTGATGAACAGACTCGGTCTGACTTAAGACAGGCTTATCAGATTCGGCAATATAACCGGCCTTGATACACTTAAGTCCAGTTGCAGATTTCAACAAAGCGTCTGGGATTTCAACAATCCCCTTCTTGAAGGAATGGCCACCAATCTTTATGGCCTGCACTACTTGAACCAACATGCTTAGATCCCGTCTACGTAAAGAGTTGTCTCTGGGTAAACAAACTCAACTTGACCAAATGCCCAGAGGTATGGAGCCGTGAATCGAATTCCTTGATAATACGCTGTCTCTCGTCGCACTGGTACCATCGGGAATCGAACGCGGTTTTCTTCGTTGGTGTAAACCATCATGCGGTCTTCACCATCAGTGCCCGCACCTGTCAACCATTTCACTGGTTGAATGTCGAGCTCTTTGCCGTTGATCGACAAAGCAATTGAATTCTCTTTCAAGAACTTCAAGATTGAAATGTTTCCAGCTGAGCTCACTTTTTGCGATGCGATCAAGCTGAACTGAGCAGGCGGCAAGAGCAATTTGCTCGGGCATACTGCATAAGCAGAAGCCAGCCAGCCAGCAGTCAAAGCGCTGTTCACATCTGCCAACATCTCGTCAGCAGTCTTGTTGACCCAAAGAGCTGAACCGCTAACGCCGTTCACAGCAAAGTCAACTGTGGTGCTGGCGTTGTTTAAGAGTCCGGTTGCGCTCACATCTGTAGACCCGATGTAGACCATTTGGTCCGTGTTCATCTGGTACAGAGTATTGAATGCATCTAGCTTCTGAACATCGATCGGCTGGCCAGTTCTTTGCGAACGAGCAAGCTCCAAAGAGGTATAGGAAATTTCGCGAGCCAGCGGACGCAAGGGGAGGACCAGCTTCTCACCGTTCACACTCACGCCTTGGATAGCAGTTGTCTCCGGCGAAATCCATGGCATGTTGCCCTGAGAATTCGAGAGAGAGCCAGCACCGGCGAAGGTGTTGAGAATGAAAGATGTCGACTCGTCATCCAGCGTGATGCCGGGACGCAATTTGATGTCACGGCTCCAGCTAATGCTGACCAATGGCTCATAGAGCCTCTTGTCAAGATTCTCTAGCTGGTTGACGAAGTACGCCAAAGACGAGTCACGTGTCTGGCGTCGGCCCATTTTTCTCTTGATGTTCATTTGTCATTCTCCCCTTAAAGTTTGATTACCGATTAGCGCTCGACTCGTAGTTCAGCGTTGTTGTTTGCGTCCATACCGTCTGTGGCCCAAGTTGCTTGTTGAGTGGTCAAAGCAATGTTGTAACCAGATTGATATGTAGCCTCAAAACCACCAACCACGCGACCAGTTGCCGCTTGGATGTTTACATAAACAATCCCGCCACGAGCAGGAGTGCCGTACTGGCAAACAACCGAGCAATAACCACGAACCAATAAGCCTGCTGCTTGCAGAGACCATGGAGTGTTTGCGGTCAATGAATCACTGTTGCTTCCACTGATGCTTGGAACTTCGCGAATCAAAACGCCGGCGAAATCGCCCTGAACGTTTCCTGTTCCCCACTGCTGAATTCCACCAGCAACGTAGATCATTGCAATGCCGAATGCCGACGGATAAACCGGAGGGCTGCTGCCGACGGCAACCAACATCGCCGGCTCAACGTTTGACTCATCAGTCCGAGTCACATCCCCAGGAACGCCAGTTGGTGCTTGTTTCAAATATGCCGGCATGATTATGCTCCTCTTCCTTGCCAATGTTTGGCGTTTATTTCATTCAGTTTTTCAGCAGTCATGAAGCCTGAGCTCGACTCCTGATTGAAATCTTTAGTTTGTTGTTTCGTGCGCGAGATATCAGTAACGCGCTTGTGCTTAAGAACTTCAGCGGCGCCGATGAATATGGTATCAACCATCTTCTCATCTTTGAAGTTAGGAGCCTTGCCGCTTGTGAATTTCTCGATTGCAGATTTGCCGTCTTTGGTGGCATACGCTGCTTGGAGGGCTTTCACTTTCACGTCTTTGGTCATCTTGATTCCGGGAGCCAAAATTTCTGCCCGAGACTTTGTATCTCCGGTCATTGTGGTCTCGTCGAAATCACCATCATCGCCAGTCATGTCGTCATCATCACCGTCGTCATCGCCGGTCATATCATCGTCGTCGCCGTCCATGTCGTCATCTTCTGTCGACTGGTTCTCAAGAAGCTTTGCGACGGCTGTTTCAAGAGCCTTCATGCGATCTTCCATCGAAGACTCGTTGTCATCGGCGGTCTTCTCTTCTTTTTCTTTTGGCTCATCTTCTTTGGCATCTTTTTGCTTCATCATGCCATCGATCTTGGCGCCAAGAGCATCGACCATCTTTTTCATTTCATCAAACGCATGCGCATCGCCAGCGGGACCATTGACGACAACGCCTTGAGAACCGCTGCTGCCAGCCGCATCCTTAGCTTTGTCTTTGTCGTCTTCTTTCGAAGCCTCGTCGAGAATTTTCAAAGCAGTGGCTTGAGCATCTTGAAAGATTGTTTTGATCTTTTCAGCAGTCAGTTTCATTTTTCTTACCTTCCCTTTATGATCGTTGATTGCGTAATCAGGACCTGCTCGGCCTTCGTCAACAAGAGCCAAATGGTTTCCGATAATATTTGATTGAGAACCTTTGCCGTCGCCAGTCTGTTCGTAATCAGCTTCATACCCACACGATACCTCACGCAAACCATTTTTCACTAAATTAATTGCGAGAGCATCTGTGATTAGAAGATCGGCGATCAAACTATCTTTCATGTCGTCTTTACCGCGACGAACGTTTTGGATAACACCTTTGGCTAGATGTTTCCAATTATCTGGACCGACGAACTCAGACGGGTGTCCAATGGTTAGAGGTTTGCCCTCGAAAGACGCCATTGTTTCTGGTCTGAATACTTCCTTCTCATCACGGGTAAGGATTACCCGGCCTTTTTTGTCAGCTTCGACAGGCGTCTCCCCATCACCGTAAATCATTTCACCCGTGCGCGCGATCGGCACTCCAATACAGATCAGAAACCCTTCTGGGGTCTCTGAGATGTTCTCGGAGATTTTTACCGGCGTGAAATACTTCATCGAACCTCGATTAAAGTGGTGATGCTACGATCGGGACCATGTTGAAAGTCATTCCAATAACCGTATTATCGGCTGGAGCTGTCAAAATTTTGGATGTTGTGCCGGTCAATACTGCTGGTGTGCCAGTGAAAATTGGAGGAGTTGCGCTGTTGTTTGTTCCAGCAGGGGTGTAAGAATTCAGAGTCACATTTCCGCTCATGCACTGAAGTATGATCAAAGCGCCGGTTGCAACGTTGCAAGTCGTGTTCGGATCGCCAACAATCTCAAGATGATCAATGCCGGCTCCAGCCGCCGCAGCCAACATTACAACGCCTGTTCCTGTTCCAGCCGATGCCGATGTGCAAATGAATGCCACGCCAACTGCTGGCACAACGCCAACTGGTAAACCGATGGCCTGCCAATTGGCAGCCGTCGATGTTCCGACCGTGGTGATGACGTATGCTTTGCCAAGAGAGAGGCCTGATGTGATGTTTACGGCCGAGCCGGAAACTGGAGACACAAAGCCATATGTGCCATTAATGTAGGCAGCGTAAGGATTTGCAAGTTCAACCAAGATCAAACCGGCAACGGGATTTGGATTTCCGGTGGCAGGAGTTTGCGAAGTGTTCATGAACACGTTTGCAGCGCAATTTCCCTTCAGAGATCTAATGCCAAGTCCATTTCCATTGCTGTGATCGACAACGAAATTCAGCCAAAGTTGCGAAGATCCGGCGATGATTGATTGATTGATCTGTTCGCCTTGCTGATTCTTCGTGATCAGAGTTGGAAATGACATTCGGAGATCTCCCTGTTATGGAATTGGAAAACAGACGTTGACTTTATGGTGATGTTAAATTCTAACGTTGTCCAGAATTATTCGTCATCGAAGATCGGTTCGGCAAAGCACCGACACCGTGGAAACGTCCCCGGATGACCTTGCATCCCATCGTCGAGTGTCGGCGGCTTATCCCAATGAAAAATCTTTCCCTGCAGGCGTTGTCCCTTGTACGTTTTATGAGACTTTCGTACAGCGGCGTCGCCTGAATTGTGCCAGCGATATGCTGGAGATCCAACTGCCATTGCACGCGCTTGATTTATTGACGCATTTGCTCTTGCTGTTTCTGTCACTGCAATTAATTGCGCGCGCGATATGGCGACCTCAGTCGAAAGTCCTAATTGCTTTTGAAGTTCGGCGATCGTGTCGAGATCAGGTTGGGCCCGTGTTCCGTGGAGAGCAGCCTCGTAGGCTATTTTCTGAGCTCGAACACCGGCCTCGATTGGAATCGATTGGATAAGTCCCACTTGTTCAATTTGCAATAACATGGCGACTTCACCGACCTGAGTGTCTCCCATGCCTGCCTTAAAAGCTTTGCCAAGCGCTTTTGACTTGTTCGCATAAGCTCGCTTGTTTGAGCGTTGGACTTGCTGGAGAAGTTTCTGTGATTGTCTGTTAGCCCATGGTCCTATGAGTTTCGAATATTCTCGAAGCAATCTCTGCAATTGCGCATCGTCATTGATTTTCACGCCATCGACATGATTCTCAATAATATGGCCAGAGACACGCGCAACCTTTTTGAGTGATCTCATAAAGTCGCGCTCAGCAGTTGGACTTGGTCTGAACTTACCTTTTATTGTTTTTGAAGCCACTTGACGATCTTCTTGTGGGCAGAATCACCAGTCTTTGTTTTTGCTGCGGGAACTACTGCGCTCACATTTCCTTTGTTTTCAGTTGCTCCAGGTGGTTTTTCTTCCACTTCCGTCGCCGGATCATCTTCGCCTTCAGGCATGGGTGGGTCTTCGCCTTCGGCCTCTTCAATTTGCTCATCTGTGATATTGCTGAACACACCAGTGTCGCCAGATGAGTTCCTGAGTTCCTTAAGGCTAGTCGAGCGATCAGTAATTCCAGCCTCGAAAACCTCGACGATGGTGTCTGCATTTGTCTTTGCATTAGCTGCCTTATCAGTGGGTGTCTGCTGCCATAGAGGTGTGAAGATGAATTCAAGGTCATCTGGAGCAGGTTTTCCAAGAGTCGACTTCCAAAGGATCTTTAACAATACCTCCCATGGATTTCTGAGCTTTGCTTCTTGCTGAGCATTGATGTTGTCATAGTACATTCTCATGTCCGACTCGCCAGTCGAGTTCAAGCCAGATGGTGATTGACCGAATAGACGAACGAGAGGAATACCGCTAGATCCAGAAAGCTGCTGGCCAAATTGCAGCATCATATCTGAAAGGCCGGCAAACGTGTAAGGTGTGGCAGCAAAGGTGTCTTCCTTATCGATCAGCGTAAGGCCCTCGTTCACCTGAGCAAGCCTCATCATCTCAAACGATGCCGTAAGACCCGCAAGGGCTGCACCACCGCCGCCCACGACCTCTCTAAAGCCATCTATGCCTATAGTCCTAAGATTTGCACGATCGATCAGAGATGCTGACGACATGGTGGCATTATCAAACGCAATCAAGCGATCCCAAAGACGCTCAAGGATTGATTCGCCCCACATCTGCTCAGTTATTGCCTGAAAAAATGGCAGCTTTATTCCATCGTATCGAATCATACGCGAGAAATGAACGGTCATTTGTCCCGTTGGTGTTGGATTGCTTGGCTCGTACTGAGCAGGATTGTTTACGATATTGTAGAACTTTGGCAGGCCCATATCAGGACCTGAGTCGATGATGTTATTGAGATCAGGATTCAACTGCCATCGATCAAATGGCACAATTCCTTGGAACTGATCTTGGCCAATCGTATCTAGATCTAAAGGCGTTTCAGTGTCCTGGCCTTCAATCTGAATCATTCCACAGCATGATCCGTAAAGACGTCCCCACTTAATAGTGCTGTTCAGCGATTGCGCAACTTGAAGTTTTGATATCGCGCTATTGATTTTTTTGATGTCTTCGTCTTCTTTGCTGGTGGAAATCTCCACGCCAGCCCTGGTCATATCATCCGCAACAGAATCAACAACAGCGCCAACCACCCAACTGCCACGATAAGCTGCTTCGAGTAGTATGCGATTGCGCGTAATGAGATTGAATTCGTAGGTTCCCGCTGAAAGCGCATTTTCATTATCCAACCCAAGTTTAGAAATGAAATTGTCGTAACCATCTTCAGTTCGACCGCGTACTGTGTCCATTGCGCGGCCCGTTGCAATAGCTTTAGCAGTAGCAAATATATTCCTTGCGTCAAGGATTTTATTTTTGTTATTTGACTTCTTATCTTTGTTAGATTTGCCAGCTTTTTTCATGGCAATCGCTATGGCCTGTTTCTTGGGTTTGCCACTTGCTATTTCTTTTTTGATGTTTTTTCCAATTGTTTTATTCGAACTTCCTGATTTAAGAGGCATCTTTACTCCCCAGTCTTTCCCAGACACTCATCTTGTTGCCGGCCGAGATCATATCAATAATTGCATCAAGCATTGGATCTATCTGATCGTCAAACATATGACTGTCATTTGACGTGAAAGCTTCGCACTCTGCAATAAAATCATTTGTGAATGCCGCATCTTCTGGCAAGCATATCCTGCCGGCCTCGATATATGGAAGGGCGTCCAGGACTCTGGTGTATTTGTCTTTGTTCCGCTCAAGACCCTTGATTGGAATGTTGTTGAGCAATTTCACCGTTTGAACCAAGCCTGTACCAGATGACTTATCCTCGACAATCATTTGTCTTAATTGACCAAAAATCTCAACGTCGAAGTCTTTGCATTTATTCCAAAAAGCAATTGCCCTGGACTGAAGCTCCGGCGCCTCCCACTTGCCCCTGATCATGTCTAGTAGATATAGGCGATTGTCGTCGCCCAATCCCCAGCATTCAAAGACTGAGTAATCGTTTGCCTCTTTGGTTTTCTGCGCCGTGTCTGCAAAGATCTTGCGATACTTGATCTGCGGTAGAACCTTGTACCTGACAAAGTATTTTCCCTTGATAATGTTACCGCCGAGTGATGTTGGCTCCTGCTGATATTGAGATGAGAACACATGGCGACTGATCTGCGCGCCACTTTGATCTACTCCTCGACCTTCGGACATGGCAACAAGGTCAAGTGCACGCTCTTTGAACTCCCAGTATGAATATCTTCCCAGACTATCTCTATTGGCTGAATCAATAAATGGGCGGTATTGATCTGGAACTGTTCCCATGTATCCGTCGTCAACCAGAGCTGGAATTTTGATAAATCGCCAATCCCCTTGAAGCCCTCCATCCTTAATGAACTGTACTGGATCTCCGTCGGATATTCTTTGCATGATAAGGATAATCGGAGTGTCTGGCCTTGCTCGTCGAGACTTGACAGTAGTGAGCAGTTTTCGATTTGCCGATTCCAGTTTAGATTTTGAAAAAGCATCTTCAGGTTTGAGAGGGTCATCGATGATAATGGCACCTTGAAATCCATCAGCCATATGTCCGGCGCGGAATCCTGTGACCTGTCCTGACAGACTAGTAGCGTATACGCCTCCTGCAAGCTTTCCGTCGACGAGGATGTTCCATCGCTTTTTGGCTTTGGTATCAGTTGCAATGGCACGCGGCCAAAGTTCTTGGTATTCATCACTGCGTATTATCTCCCGCGCTATTTGTGAGTTCAACAAGGCAAGGTCGTCCGAATAACTAAGATGAAGAAATCGCGCAAATGGATTTATTGCAAGACCCCGTGCGATGAGATTTATCACAACGATCTCGGTCTTTGAAGATCCTGGTGACACGTTGATCACCAGATTTTTGGTTTCACCGTCGATGACTTTTTGGACTTCATCGCACATGTATTGATGATGCCAATTAACTATGAACTTAGTTCCATGTCGCTGCTTGAAAAAATATCGCGTGAAGAATAAATGATCCTTCTCGGCTTTATGTTTCGCGGCAGCGAGATAGAACTCATCGCCCATTAAGAAGCTGGAGCCGAAGTGCCTAAACCTATGCCGTGAATTCGCGAAAGAGGATAAGTGTACTCGCCAGCCGTCTCCTGAATAGAAAATGTAAAGTCATCAAAATCCATGAGAGTGCCTGATACCGAAATACCGCCACCATCAAGCATGATAAGCACAGCTAGACCTAACCATTTTTGCATATGAACTCCGTAATTAAGGATTGTTTGTGGGACTTAGTCTCAACGTATAGTAATCATCCGTGTATTGACTGTCCATAAATTCGTAAGGCATATGGAAATAACCATCGATGCCCCAAGCATTTCCCCACGAGTTCCTGACAATGAAGCATCCACGCGCATCATCATATCCAACGCACAACACCGCATGACCGCCGACGATCTGCTCATCGGCAGCCGGCATAGGCATTAATCCATTGGCCGCAATATCGGGTCCCATAAAAGATTCAAACACCTGGAAACCAAACATGAACGGAAATCCAGAGAACAAGCAATGCTTCAGTTCATATCCAGAGTTCAAGGCGTAGTAGTTGTCGAGCTTGTGTTTGGCGGCATCTGCATAGGCTTCAGCAGATGGCTTTGTGAAAAGAGTTGCTGCATCATATGGCCAAAGAGTCTCACGGCAAACACCTTCTCCCATCAAAACCTTGCAAGCATCTCGAAGCGTTGTGGCTCCGTCATCCTGCATGATCGATCCTTCTATGTCGCGCTCACCGTAGTAAATGAAATTACGAGATACGCGTTCAAAGGTGTTCGGGTCATAAACCTGTGGTCCTTCTGATTTTTCTTTGATCTCCAAGAACTCAACACCACCGGCTGTCGCATGACCGCTGCATGATCCCTCATCTCCTTGGTTCTCGACTGGCGAGCAACCTGGACGCAAGTCAACCAAGCTTGGCAAAGTCTTTCGATACTTGTCCATGATGATTCTGTATCGCTGATTTGGCGTGTGGTTCTTGTTGGTTTCAAATTTATAGTTGAGACGTCTTCCATTGACCATTTAACTTCCTTTATGTTTTGCGGAATTCAGGAATATCCTCGTTACGCTGTCGCATGTAATACCTGATCTCATCTCGCAATCGTATTTGCTTTTCAGTGAATGTTTCAAGCTGCAATAAGCCCTGGTGGTCATATTTGACGTCTTTTTCAGGATCGTAATCGTTGAGCGTCAAGATTTGTTTGCGACCCACATAGTTGCGATTGACCTTGGCTCCATGATTGTCGTGGAATATTCCGCCGCGCACTACACCAACGTCGCGCTTGATCCAGCGATTGCACTTGGTTTGATATTCAAGCAGATATTCCGTGTACTTATTGTTGATCATCTCGGGATCAGTCGGGTTCATGGACTCGGTCACGGCTGCGGCGAAATGCCAATCGCCAGACCCTAGAATGCATTTGTCCGGCAGCATGCCAATCTCATTGAGAGCCTTTACGTCGGCTGCCCAGGCTCCTCCGGGAGGTCCGAACCAATGGTTACCGCCTGAGTTCGGATTGATCGGATGCTTGTGGTGGCGGTGATGTCTGTGATGACGATGGCGATGCCAGCAGAGATTTGGGTGCTCTTTGCAATGTTGATTTGGGATCGGCCCTGTCATGCCATTCTGAAAGTAGGTCGCCATATAACTTTGCGACGTGCCATTTAGCGGGCTGTAGTTCGAATCAAGATCCATAAAATGCTCATACATCTGGACGAACTTGAAATGCTGGAGCTCATGCCAAGTTTCTTCAAACCAATCTCTGGCTGCCCGCATAGGCTTAAGATCAGCGTCAATCCAGGCAACCTTATCGACCAACGGATCAAGCTGCATTGCGCGCCTGACACCGATGTTGACCATGTTTTCCTTATGCCACAACTCTTCGAATGTCCTTAGCTGGACGTGTCTCGGATTGCTGCTATCAGTAACCATGTGTACCCGATCACCAAAAGCACATTCCACGGTGATGAGCTTAGCTCCAGTTGATTCAACCATAGCTGCGAATGGATGATAAAGTTCATAGCGCCTCTTGAATCTAACTGAGTTGCTCAAGACCGTGATCACCCAGAAGTGACTTAGGTCTGCGTGGACTTCATGACTTCTGTGCGGCCTGACATCGATCATACTTTTTTGATCCAAACCTTTGTGACTTCGAGTTGTGTGGCGTCGCCAGTGTAATTATAACAAAACCGTTCTGCACCAACTAAATTCGCAGACCTATACAAACGTATTGATCCATTCGGTCCGTTGGCCATTACATGGAACACCGCGATCCATTTAGATTGGTTTTTGGTTAGGACGTCGACTCTGCCAGATGAATAACCACTCATTTTTGCTTTCTCGCATCTCGGCATGGCTTACAATGCCCGCTGTAGTGTCCCGTCGGCGCTTGGCATGACAGGCATGGTTTATAGGTTCCGCGATCGTTCTTTTTACTCATTGATTACCTTTTTGACTTTAAAATATTTTCCCTTGCCCCAATTCCTTATTGCGTAGTTTTCATCGGCGCAAACATCAAGATCGTTGGATATCCAAAATTCATCGCCTTCACAAAGACATTCATTCGATGGTTCTTTGTTTTCGAATTCTTGTATTTCATGCAAGTCTTGTATTTTTATGCAAAGATCATCGTATTTTTTCTTCCAATAAAACTCACTCATTTATTACCTTCACGCAATACTCCATAGCATCATCAATAGATGCCTTATTAATATCATTCGATATATTCGAAGATGCATTAACGCCAATGACCCGCAGGCATTCAATGAATCTTCGAATTATTGAAGTAGCCTTAAATTCATCATCTGGATTTGCAAACGATGATTCATCAAAATTATCGCACCAGTTCAGGATCTTTTCTTCGTTGGTCATTCTGTTTCCTTTAGCGCTTGTTGTGCCACTTTCCAGCCGCAAAACTCTTCTGGCGGTTTATTCGGATCACAGTTATAAGTAACTCCTGGAACCTTAAACCAATGCTCTCTCCATTCATATTTTTCAGCATAAAACTCAAGCGCCTCCCGCAGTTTTGCAACCTTGGCATCAAGCTTAGTGTTCCGTTCGCATTGCTGCAAATAAGCTTGTGCGTGTCCTTTGTTTTGGATAGTTAGCTCTACAATTTTTTCGTGCTGATATTGTTGCCCGTGCTCATACCCGAAGTCGGCGCCAGCTTTGAATTCTTCGCATTCCCATCCTTCATAAGTTTCGTCACATCTATAAACTTCATCGAAATATTTTTCAGCAGCCTCATCGCGCAGCTTCGTCCATTCTGATTTGTCGGAGTCGGTCATTTCCAGCACTCCGGTGATTTGGTATCAAGAAAACATTTTGCCTGAGAAGATCGCCTATTATTCGAATCAGCTGAGCCGCACCAGCATATCATCATGATTACGAATAAAATTGCAGACGTAAGAACCAATACTGGCAACATAAAATCTACGATAAACTCTCTCATCGTATGTCCTCTGGTCTCACGGGCGGATTGTGATCGAGCTCATTTCCATGAATAAGCTCCACACAATCTCTTAAACTAATAGAACAAATCGCTTTGATGCCAAGAAGTTCGCCTTCTGCGTTCATGCCTTCTGCATTAGATTTTGCAGCATCTATGCATTCGACAAGACGGCGAATAATCGCTGCCGAATTTGAGTTTCTGTTGCACACCTTGAGCATCACTTCATCTTGCCAATCGCACCAACTAATAAGCATTTCTGAATCTGTCATTTTGATTCCTTCAAATGATTTTTTGCCCATTGATACATTTTACTCCAGCGCATCTCATCTGTAGGCCAACAATTTTCATCATTCTCATATTCAATTTCTTGAACCAGTTGATGAGCTATATTCAACTTTTTTGAGAGTTCTTCATGATCGCTAGGATCTATAGCTTCAATGTTAATTCCTCTAGCATGTCCTATTGCGCCTAATGTGCAAAATTGACCGTCTTTAACGAGTTCATGCCTAATCAACTTCTTTTCTGGCATTGCTTCCAATACTTGAATAAGTTCCTTCAAAAACTCTTGCCCACGCTTGCCTCTAATGGCACTTGCCACTTGACCTCGCCATCGTCCATGCTGCAAATAATCATCGCAATCATCTGAATATCCATGTCTGCTCATCGGTACACCCGATAAGTAGTGGTGGCTTTAGCATTTCCGTTTGGATCATTGGAATGAACGATGGCTTGATCTGTGTCCTTCAATTGCTGAAAGATCCGTTCGCCTTGATAAACAAAATTGTCTTCACGCCTAATGCGGGCCATGTACCATTCGAGCCATTCCTGGTCGATGTTTTCGTAGACTGTGGTGATCGCGAGTCGCATAAATGATTCCTTCACTTTCTAAACCTATTAGATTGATTGTAATTTGGTAACATCTTTCTCGGAGTCACGCAACTCTGCTGCTCTTTGAAATGCGGCATCGTCGGCATCCAACTGCTTATTTATCATGCGGGTTATGAAGTTAGCCATGAACGTCGATTGCTCAGCTGTGCCCGATACCACCGAACACCTGGCTCCAGCTGTACCGATTGAAACAATGATGCACGCATGCGGATTCTGCCCTATATGCTGATCCATTTGTTCCTTAATTTGTTGCGCTGGCGTCTTTGGTCCGTCTTCTTTCTTGCTCATACATCCTCCTCAAGTTTGTCGATCGCTTCCGCGATTCGTTGTTCAAATGTTATTGCTTCACGAGTTTCTGGTTTCTTATTGTCGTAGGTCAATACTGCTTCTTCCGATGCCGTATCGCGGCTAGCCCAATAGCGTGGTTTTCGGCGCGACAGACGTTCGAGCGCAGCCTTCCAGTCGGCCTTGATCTCAGACCGCTTGACGATCGGATTGCCATCCTTGTTCCGCGCGACCTGCATCACCGGATTGCCACTGGCATCGCGTATTAATTGCCCATGCTCATCAAAGACCACGTCCATTTGATACTCAGCAGGTGCTCCCATTGCGTGTTTTTCGAGCACGGAAATGTCCCGGACTTCCCATTCAGCTATCGCTTTTTCGATGGCCCGAATTAGCTCACCGTATATAGTTTCTGGGTGTTCCTTGCCCTTTAAAACCCACATGCGCATAGTGTCATAATGTACGCCATTAAACGCAGAAGCCGTTGTCACAGAGGCGCCTATCTGAAGCGGCTTGATGATTTTTGCAATGAGCTCTGGGGTCAAGTCGGTGATATCGCCGATCTTGGTTTTGACTAATGATCGTTTTGGAAGCTGGCCATCGACTAACCTACGACTCACGGCGATAATCCTTATCTGGCCAATTTTATGGTTGGCGTCTTATCAAAGTACTCTTCCTAGCCTTAATCGCAAGTCTCACAACGCGTCCGGCGCGTTTGACCACCACTAACGAATCACCGATCTGGACGGCCTCGCCTTCGTTGAACTCCATGATCATGAACCCCGAATATGGCGCTGGCTGTTCATCATCTGAATGATCTCCTGCTGGCTTCTCGGTGACATCGGGGCAATCCTTATGATTGTGCATTCTGTTTCCTTTGATTTGGCAATGACCTTTTCGCAGTGTTCCGCAAAGAAGTGCTTGTCGTCAATTGAAAGCACCGTGGACAAGCCGTCCATGAGAGCCTTAAGTCTGTTTGAGCCGTCGAGTTGTTCCGTCTTGTTATTCACTGTCAAGAGCCTTGATTCCTCAAATGCGAGGTAGACACTGATCTCTAGTGCGAACGGGCGCTTTGCGGTCTCATTGCGCTTCTTAAGCTCCAGCAGCCAGTTCTTGATAGAGGTGAGGGCCCCACGATTTTGCGAGGCCCATAGCAGGCATAGGTCACCGTAATCTCGGTGAACCTTGGTCTTGACGAGACGTCCGTGAATGACCATGAGGTACTCATTGACGCTCGGTGGGAGTGGAAAATTGTTGAACCAAACAGGCATTTAGTTCCTAAGCAGATACTGCGTTTTCTATTATCTTTGATTGGATCATGCGTAGCAATCGCTCATTGCTCATCAATGTGGCAATTTCGACCCTATCACATGGTCTGCCATCGATCTCCCAAGACGAATCATCGAAATTAAAGCCATCGCAATTGACCGACACTTCGGCCAAATATTCTTCGCCGTGATCGATGCAATGGCCACATGGCGGCAAGGTGTGACAACCGCACCCATTACAGCCCTTCGGGCATGGTCTATTTAGGATTAGACTCACCGTGACAGAGGTCATGTCGCACCGGCCATTTTTATTGCCGCTTTTTGGTCTTCAAATGCCTCTTCTTCGGTCTTAATTGACGACTGAAAATACCTTATCGCACAACCTCCGTCGGGCAGCCAAAACATGATCGGGTTGTGGTAATCCATCTCAGATACCGTCGGCATCAATTTTTTTACATGCTGGTTTATGATGATCGAAACCTCTTCGGCCGTGAGCACGATTTCCTTGACCTTTGAACTTCCAACTTGCTGCTTCATTTTACCCCCATTTTTTCACGTAGCGATGCGACCTTGCCGTCATCGTCTCGATCATCTGGGAAATTGAAAAAATCTTTACGCTCAGCCTGCTTGTCTTTGATCGACGTGTAGACTGCTGTCAGATCAACGATTTCTTCAGGTGTCGTGAGATCAATTGCATGACCGATCTTTTCTTCGATCATTGGCTGATTCACACCGATGTCCTTGAATGCAACGACCATTTTTCTGATTCTATCGACCAATGGTTCGCCGTCGCCCTTTGCAATTGTTGTTCTGCATTGCTTCACAGCTGACTCAACTATGTCACTCGGTATGATCGCTAGAATACACGCGCGAACACGCCTGGCGCCCTCATTAGCCACTTTCTCGTAGATATCCCTAGGGTCGGTAAGGATTTTCTTCTTGCCACCCTTAAGGCCTATTGCGTGCTCGACATCGAACTCCAGTTTCTTAATCGTGTTTGACTCTTTGTCCCAGCAAAAAGCCTGGACCTTAGAACTGCCAGGAAAACCTACTGAGCCGTTTCGACGCTCAAGCTCACGCATTCCAAATTCCATATTGCCGTAATTTTGAGCAAGCACTTCAGCAAGCCTGATCGATGGTCCTGTGACTGTCGTTCCTGCGCGAGGATACGAATACATGGCGGCCTTTGCCAAAGTCATACGCTTGCATGACTCAATGATGCGTGAATGTGCCGCTGTGGTATCCCGCGGGAATTTCTTTGCGATGATAAGTGCTGCTTGAACTTCTTGAATTGCTCGATTTGATTCAACCTCAACTGAGGAATTTGGAACTATCGCTTGCGATTCTCGAACTGTCATTGATGTCTCAGATTCTGGCGGCCCGTCCATTTCAAATGAATTTGAATCTTCCCAATTTTTCATCACACACCACCAATTTGATATTTCTGTACAGCATAAAAAGGTAGGCTGATATTCTGCATTCCCATTTGATATCTCTGCCAGCCAGATTCCATTTCGAATTTCAATTGATCCAGAGCTCTGCGGTAGTCAAGCTGGCCAATCTCCATGCACAGATCATCGGCGATATAAACAGCAACTTCATACGGAGGCTTCTTTTCAACGACAATGAATGTCCCAAACTCAATCTTCTTTTTCGAGATGATTGATGATCCTTCGCAATACTGTCCCATCTGAAAGTCATATCGAAGGTTCCAAATGGTCTTTGAGAATTCTTCAATCGAGCAGTCAGTGGTGGTCTTCACATCGGCTAACACTCCAAGGTTCAATGACAAGAAGTCAGGCCTGATCTTGCACTTGATGCCTGTCACAGGGTCTGCATAGTAACCGCTGATCTCAGTCTGGCCATCCTTCAAAATATTAAAGGCATCGGGATGCTTAATCACTGACTCAATCATGCCAATCAAATCATCTCGCTCTTCTTGCGTAACTATGACCGCACCAGGTGCCTGCTCCATCTCCCATCGAGCCTTGGCGTCCTTGACCTCTTTGCAGTTGGCATTGTTGGTCTTCTCACCTTTTTGCGTGAATCCCCAGAACTCGGGCATCACGATATATCGATCTAAGAATTTCTGGCCTTCGAGAATCGCCATATGTGCGAGTGTTCCGAATCTCATCGGCTCGGTCTGCTCTTTGACGGTGGTCATCGCGCTCACGAATGATTGACCTGATTTTAAAATAGTCTTGAGGTTTGAATTACCGACTGCCGTTTTGTCTGCATGGTAATCTTCGTGAGTCATTTCAGGCTTCCAAAATGGTTGAAAGTCTGATCCTGGAACTTCAATCTGTAGTTTCATTTCTGCATTCCTTGTTTAGTTATTGAATTACTTGACCATTGCTCATGGGAATAACCGAATCATTTAGTCCGACGAAACATCCTCCTACCTTGGTTATGAAATATACGAAGCCATCATTGTCGATTTCTTTCCTAAAGTCAGCCCAAGTTTTCTCATCAAGCATCTCCGCACCATCGATGCAAATCACCTTGTTTTTCTTTGCAATCTTGCGAGCCACGCCGATCGCAAGCTTTAAGGCCAGTGATGATGAAAGATTGTCAACCGGAATACCATCAACCACAAACTGTCCATCGGCAAATGAAAGACCCTTGATCGGCATTTCAATGCCAGCCATCAATTTCTCACGCAACGGTCCTGCCAAAATATCGACTCGCTTCTTAAGTTCGCCAGCAATCTTTTCAGCCTTCAAGAATTGAGCATGCATGTCATCAACCATCACGCGCTGTTTTTGCACAGCCACATAAGCATCGGCCTCTTTCATCTTCGCTTTCAATTCGCCTTCTTGAATTTGCAAGTTCGTGCAGCTTTCACGAATTGCCGTAGTGTCCGGACTTTCTTTTGGCGTCTTTACTTTCAAATCATCAATTTCATTTAATATATATTCGCGCTTTGATTTGACTCTTGCAACTGCTTCTTTGTGGGCCGACTCCATTATTTCTCTTTGACTGTCTAGCGCAAGAATTTCTTTTTTCAACTTATCAAGGCGCTCATCTTGTTTTTTGATGACTTCAATTTCTGCCAATGCCTTTTCGAGAACTCGGTTTGCCATAACTTTTTGATCATTGATGGTTTCTATTTTACTCAAAATTTCATCATGCATCAATGGTCGTTCTGCGTCTTGAGGTAAGTCGTTGTGATAGGTTTGCCAGCGTTTTTTCTTTTCTTCAGCTTCTTTGTTTGCCTCGGCCCGTCGCTGATAGAATCCTTTGTAGAGTTGATCGATGACTTTCAAACCATGCTCGCCGTAATTTATTCCGGCTGGCAATCTGTCAATTGGGCAGCTAAGCTCCTGCGCAATCTGTTCAGCCGTCACCTTGAATTCAAGTGCTTGCATGATCGCATCGTTTCGCTTTTTTGGATCTAGCAGGTCTAAAGGATTAAATGCAGTCGAATCAAACAAGGCATCGAGATGCGCCTGTGGACTTGTGGTCTTAAACTCACCTCTCCGAACGTCTACACTTTGCATACCTTTCGCATTGATTCTTCTTTTGATAATTGTCTCATCATCGAGCTCAACAATAACCTCTGCCGACTCTTCTCCGCGACGAATCAGCGAAGCATCTGGCTTGCCTTTGATGGCCCATTCAAGCGCTTTGAGTATCGTCGTTTTGCCATTGTTGTTTTGGCCAACGATTTGATTCACCTGACTTGGATGAATATCAACATCAATTATGCTCATAAAATTGAGAATTTTAAGTCTTACGATATTCATATATGCCT